GCGGCTATTCAGACGAAGCTATCTGCCGACTGATGGGCGTGCCTTTGATTATGGCTATCGTCGGAACTACCGGCGGCAACTATCGCATGCCAGAACACGCGACGCAGGAGTTCCTGCTGCGCAATATACAGCCCCGCATCCGAAAGACAGAAGACGAACTGAACGCCAAGCTGCTGACCTTTGAGGATTTTGGCAAGCGTAGGATTCACGTTTGCGAATTGCCACTGCGCCGACTCGATGCGAAGGGTCAGGCAGAAATCGACAAGCTGCACCTCGAAACAGGCGTGAACACCGTGAACGAGATTCGCCAGTCATACGACCTGCCATCAGTCAAGGACGGCGACGAGCCATTGGCAAGTGCCAACCTCATGACGCTGCAAGCATTGAAGGCAAAGAGCGCAGGCCAGCAGGGAGGAAGACCCGCGGCTGACGATTCGGCTAAGCCGAAGCCTACGGAGAACGGCGATGAAGACGAGTCAGCCAACGAGTAAACCCGAAACGTAAAAACGCGTGAAGAGTATGAACACAATTAAAGACATCAATCTGATATTGCGCCGCGAACTGCTGGCGGCGAGGAATGACATCCGCGCCATCACGCTGTGGCCGATGAGACCCGACGGCGAGCCGACGTTCCCCGGCGATCCTGAGCCATCGAACAACATCGAGGCGAGCGGTGCCGTACACCTCGACATCCAGGACATCATTCCCGTGGTGGATGCTTACGCCACAGGACTGCCTGCCGGTGTGCAGATGCAGCAGGGCGTGGTAGGCGACGAGGTGTGGCCCGTGAGTGCCGACGACGTAGAACTTGACGAGAAAGGCGAGGTACAAGCTGCCGACGTGCAGACACTGACCTTTGGTAAGATAGCAGCCACACCACACCGCGTGACGCTGCGTATCGACATCTCGAATGCGGCCATCGACAATGCCGGATTCGACCTCGTGGGCTTCATCCGTGGCAAAGTACGACTGGCCATGCAAAAGTATCTCGCCCGCCACTTCTACAGCTTCGAACCGTGGCCTGGCAATCAGGGTCCGTTTGTGGACGCTGCCGCATCACCTTTCGAGGGTTCGTTGCCCGATGCCATCCGCAACGCGATGACTAATCTGCACAATGCAGGCTTCGACCTTGACACCGCTGCCGTGGTGATGAACGTGGAAACCGAGCTACTGCTGAAGCAGACACCGATAGATCCAGCCGTCCCGCAGATGATTATCGAGAACGGGCTGTGCTGTGGCTATCCCTACATCGTGAACAAATACTTCGGCACCATGAAGGATTCGGACGGACAGCTCGAAAGTCCGTACCCCTTCTGCCTGGGCGTTGGTGTGTTCAACTGGTGTGCCGTCAGTCAGCACGCTGGCGGTCGCATTATTCTCGACGGAAGCACGGCCAAGACAGCCGGACGCAATATCACCTCAATGGTGGTGAATACGTGGTGGAGCATGACCAACATGGCCAGCCACATGACAACCTCTGACGGGTCGGTACCTGCCTTCCAGGTGGTAGCACAGGGTAACTTCGTGCTCGCTGACTGCTACAGCAATATCTTTGTAACATCCGACGGATTTATTCTCTGCGTATAATGAAAAAGACAATCGCAATCGTACACTATAACACGCCAGAACTCACCGAGGCTGCTATCCTGAGTATGCGTAAGCAGGCCAAGGAAGACTACCAGGTAGTCATCTTTGACAACTCGAACGAGCGACCTTTCAAGCGTCGTATGCGCGGCGTTAAGGTGATTAACAACACCAACGGCCAGCTCATCAACTTCGATGAAGAGCTGGCGAAATATCCCGACCGCGAGCCAAAGTATGCCATGAAGTCGAACTTCGGTTCCTTCAAGCACATTCTGACCGTGCAGAAGCTGTGGGAGTTGATTCCTGAAGGACTCATCCTAATGGAGAGCGACGTGCTCATCAAGAAGCCCTTCGACTTCATCTGGGATGAGCAGTTTGCAGCCGTTGGCCGCATTCAGTGGCATCAACCGGGAAACCTCTGTGACGTGCCCCGTCTATTGCCATTGCTGTGTTACATGAACGTGCCTTTGCTCACCGCCAACGGTGCCCGCTACTTCGACCCGATGCGCTGCTGGGCGTTGCAAAAGGGCGTGATGGTACGCGGCAACTGGTACGACACCGGCGCAAGCCTGTTGGAAGACATCGTAAAGACCAAGCCAGCCCTCGTATGCCGCAACTACAAGACGCTGCCTGAGTGCTACATCCACTATCACGGTGGATCATGGCGACAGAACAACGTGGAAGAGCAGAAGGCGTGGCTGGAGGAACACAAAGACCTTTGGAAGTGATGAGATACACGGTGCTGACATACAACTTCGGCGGCTACGAGCAGGTGCATGAGGTGAAGGAGAAAGACCCCGAAGCCGAATACATCCTCGTGACCGATGACGTGACGGCCAAGAGCAAGACGTGGCAAATCGTCTGGGCGCATACCGACGACCGGCTAACGCCATTCGAGAAATGCTACGACGTGCGCTACCATCCCTTTGAGTATGCTCAGAGCGACATTGTGGTCCGGCTGGACGGTTCCATCGGTATCAACAAGTCGCTGAAGCCCATTATCGACGAGTTCGAGCGCAGGGATGCCGACCGCTGCCTGATGATACATCCAGCTCGCAACACGATGCCCGACGAATATGCCGCGTGGGTCAGTATGCGCAACTATCCGCAGGAGCAAGCCAACCGCTGCATGAATCTGATGCGGAAGATGGGTTACGACATGGGCAACGAGGGATTGTTCCAGGCGTGCTTCGAGGTGGTGAGATTCAATCGCACCAACCAACTCATCAACGACACCACCTACGACCTGTTGCGACTCGCTGCCAGCGACGGCACCATTGGGCGTATCAACCAGACGTGGCTCACGTTCACCATCAACCACCTATTCAGCGATCAACTGCGAGTGATGCCCGTATCGCAGGACATCATCACCAACAGCGACCTGATGACGTGGTATCTGCATAACTCACACCGAAAAAACTTAGAACGCCCCAGCATTGCGCCGGTGATGTTTGGGAAACCAATAGAAACACGGAAATGAGCAAACCCTACAAGATTCGCACGGCGATGGCTCCACAGCCAGTAAGCCGTGACGAGGTGAAGGAATACTTCGAGGAATTGGAGCGAAAACGCGCGGTAAACCCCAAGCATAAAAATGCCCGCATAATGAAAAGATAATTTTCAAAAAAACACGAAAAAGATATGAGCAAGAAACTGAATCGACAAATTGACTTCCAGATGTGCGGTCTGCACGTCCGCGAAGCTGAAGGCGAACAGAAGAGCCGTACCATCGAAGGCCATGCCGTCGTGTTCGGTGTCCGTTCTGTAAACCTTACCCCGTGGTCACCATACCGCGAGGTGTACGAGATCATGGAACCTGGCTGTATCACCAACGACCTGCTGAACCGCTCGGACGTGGTGCTGACGGCATTCCACGACAACACAGCCATCCTTGGCCGCTGGCGTCAAGGTCGTGGCACTCTCTCAATGGGCTTTGACCAGCGCGGTCTGTGGGTGCGTTGCACCTTGGCTGAGACCGAACGAGCCAACGAACTGCTGAGTGCTATCGAGCGCGGCGACATCTCAGGAATGAGCTTTGCCTTCACCGCCGACGAGGACGATTCCGAGAACGGCGTGAGCTACGAGCGCACCGAGAGCAAGAACGAGGCTAGCAAGGAAGTGTGGGTGCGCCACGTCAAGCGCGTGACTGGACTCTACGACGTGACCATTGCCGGACATCCTGCCTACCAGCAGACCGACATCGCGCAGCGCGAAGCCACCGACAAGGCCCTGGACGCCATCATTGGCGAACCTGCCGGACTGGTTGCCAAGCGTGAGGCAGAGAAGGCTGCACAGGACGAACTCGACCGCCAGAAGGCTGAGTTGCAGCAGCGCGAGGCGGAGTTGAAGGAACAGCAGATGAAGCAGGAGATGCAGCGCAGGGCTGCCCACCTGAAGAAGCTGTCGAGCTTCGACCA